AAGTGAGTTTAACTCCTGGAGGTAAAATGATAGTTCCACCAGGAACTTTCTTTGCTGTTAAACCAGTACCAGATTTTTGTTCATCCGTCATTTTTAACCAAGTCCTATATGCTTTCATATCTGTCATCTCAGCCACCCACAAATATGAACCAGCAGATTTCTTATGGTCTATCTCCCATTCTTTAAGTTGAACATAATGATTCAACCATTTAAGAGTGGTTTTAATATGAGAAACATTTCTTTTGGTTAAAAAACCTTTATCCCATGAAACTATAAAGGTTTTATATCCACCAACTTTTGCATATTTTTTATTAACTGTTTTAATATAACTGGTTAAGGAGGGGTCAATTTTATTTGCTTTTAAGGTTTCATCACCTAATTTTGGATCATAAGCAACGTAAATTGATGGAATAAGGACATTCTTTTCCATGTTATTTGATAATTTTATTCGGAAATCATAAAATATAGGCATGGTTCCCTTACGGGGATGGAAGTAAATTCCTGAACCTTTATCCCCTTTACCAGACAAAGCAGAAGGTTCCATAAAGTCAATCTCTGTAAAACCATCCACATGTAATGAAATAGCAAGAAAAAGTTCTCCCTCTATTTCAGAACGAGCAGCAAATTTGGGCATATTTTTATGGAGTTCATTTCGGTAATCTGTAGAAACCTTTTTTATTACTTCTTGAATCTCCTCAACATCACTCTCCACATTAAATCCCCACCCTGTTAAACTTCCCATAACGTCGCGGACGTGAGAGTTTATTTGAGGATTTTCATTGAATTTTTCCCAACATTTTCTTTGGAGAATAGAAAAGTTACCTAAATTCTCTTGGTTAACAAGTGGGAATCCATCCTCATCTGTTATCCTTACATCATTCTCTCTAATAGTTGTTCCAAAAGAACCAAAAGAACTTGCTAACACCTGCAAATCTTCATCTGATAAAGAGTCAATTAGGGATTCTCTATCGGCAATTGAGGTTATCTCACCCATTTTTAGTACCTCCTTTTAATATTTTCCAACCAGTTCTTTATTTTTAAAGTATTCACCAAAAGATGTACTGGCAGTACGGACACGAAAATCATCAACAGTAACCAATCTTCCTCCATAAACTGCCCACCCTACACTATAAATACAGTCATCCTGAATCCCTCTTCTTTCTCCTTTTTCTGGTGAACCATAAATTTTCTTTTCCTTATTGTAATCGAAAAGCATCATTTCCTCCACAAAGATATCATCTTCCTTTGAACCTTTGATAGCTATTGGAGGAGCCTTAAACCGCCCACTCTTAACAACATTGAAATATTCTGTGAAATTTTCACGTTGTTTTGTATGAGAAGGAGTAACGGCTTCAAATGTTATCTGCTTCTCTTCACACCATTCACCCATATCCCACATTCCCCACCTCTCAGCGCAGAACGTACTTATACCTCCAAGATCCTCATCTATATTTTCCAGTATCTCTTTTATGGTGTTTAAATCGTTGTGGACAACTTGTACTAAACCAACCAAGAAGTAAATATATTTGGTGGCTGCACTGTCAGAAACATTTTCCCTTGGAGCACTTCTGCTTCCAGGCAACCCCTTGGCAACAGCAGACACTATTGTTCTTGCTCCAAATTGTATATCATGTTTCATAGGATCAGCACGGTCAACCCCACAAAGGATAGCCCAATCTGTATCATAAAGCTCACTCAGTTTTTCCAATTCAAGAATATCAATTATTCTTGGTTGTAAATATTCTGTTTTTAAGGAGTAAACTTTGTTAATATGGATAAGAGGTTGTTTAACAGTGGTAAGTAAATTCTGTTTATATTCAAGTGTGTGCTCTTTATTTTCGGATATATTTCGGCAGTCTTGCATAATCTTTTGGATCTTAGTGATTTCACCTAAGTTATTTCCGTAACCAATATACTGCATACTATCAACAACAAAATCTGGGAATAAACGACTACTCCCTTCGGCCCAGGTGTTTTTAAAATACTGAGCAAATTCAGATGCAGGGAATTTATTTCGGTATGACTCAAGTTGTGGTTGAGTCATTTCTGGATTCCAGTAATCTTTATAATTGGCGTTTTTACTTTCTCTATGGCTAAAGAAAATGGAAGGATCTCTACCATCTTTCCAACTTTCATACAATTGGTAGAGGATGTGTTGCTTGTTAGAAACAGTACTATCTATAAGACCAAAGGCGTTTGGAACATTCCGTATACTTCCATCAATCTGTGTAAAGAACTTTGGGTTCTTCATATCAAACATTTCACTAAAGGTGTAACAAGTGATATTAGATAAAATACCACTAAAACTACTCACCGATCTTATGATATTTACTGTCCTTCCTTTCAAATTTTTCAACCTTATTTCTTTTTCTTGTATATTCCTCTCCCCTACAATAGCAAATAATTTGGGAGTATTCATAATGATATCACGCATGATATCGTAGTGGACAAATCTTGACTGGTCTTTACTGTTCGCACCTAACATGATTTTTTGACTGGCAAAACAAAAGAATTTCCACAAAACAAGTAAACAAACCAATAAACTTTTACTCTCTCCTCGCATCCAACACAATACTATAAGTCTATGGACAAATACTCCATTTTCCATTCTAAGAGCTTCTTTAACCACTTTACTTTGTTCTATCCACATATCTTTGGCACTTCTTTTAGTGACAATATGTGGAGTATCACTTAGGTCTGGTATAGCTCTCCATACTGGTTGTCCAAACTCAAATATTGGTATTCTAACCTCCATATCTTCACACCATTTAACAAAACCTTCACCTCCATTTCTCCATTCTGCAAGTTTCCCTTTAGGTTTAACAATTAACTCTTTTTTCTTAATAGTTTCAGCACGTTGTATAACTGATTCTATAGTTTTTTCTACTTTTGGTTTCTCTTTTCTTTTAATTAATCTACTCATGAAGGCACCATTCCTTCATTCAACAAATCCTCGTAATACTCTGCATTTCCATTAACAAAATCTTTCCTTTTATTTCCTTTTCCATCTTTATTTTTATCTATTCCTAAATCCTTTAACATCATATCTATCATCCGAATAGTCTCTCTCATCTCTCTATAAATAGGGTCTACTCCCCCTTTAAACCCCCTTATATTTCCATTCTTACTATGGATTTCCATTTTTATACTTATAAGAGAGGTGTATAAGGGTATAAGTAGGAACCCAAGTCTATGCATGGTAATATCATCTTGGTCATCACAAGCTTTGCTTAGTGAAGTAAAGACATTTTCCACATAGTTTTTCCTTAAATCACAAATCCTTTTCGTCTTATCATAGGGGCATTTCTCCTCCCATAAACTACAAGATTCGTCACAGGTGGGTAAAGCATCCCAAACCTTTACTTGTAATTCCCCTAATAAACCTTTATTGATCTGAAGCGAACCGATATTTTTCATATAAAAACCTCTTAAAAAGTTGTGAAAAAGTGTAGATTTTCTTAAGGAATAGCTGCAAAAGATGTGAAAGTCAAGTAGAATAGAGGGGTGGTAGGAATTAATTTGGGGAAATTTTGCCATCCATAAAGTGAAAACCGAGTATTTAGAGGTAATTTGTGTCTGTGGTGGGCTAAATTTGGTCTAAAACCTAGGTTCTAAGTCTAAAATCCTCAATTTTTGCCATCCATTCGCGGGGAGGTTAATATAGTTTAGTGAATAGAGGTGAAATAAAAAATCCTCAATTTTTGCCATCCAAATGTGGTGGGGTCCTTTCGTCTACTCGTCTTCTTCTTACACTTTTTTTAAGCAACGTCTCCCTTCTTTTCATCTATTATTATCCCTATACGCGCTTGTGAAAAAAATCTGAATGAATCCCAAAAGCAATAACTCTATTGTTATTATTACATATTCATTCAAATAAAATCTTTATGATAACGAAAATAATCTATTGACATTGACAATTGAATATGAAAGTATGTAATCAAGTTCAACGCACTTTTAAATAAAGGGGAAAACAAAATGTTCACAGTCTTAATAATAACAGTAGGGATAGAATTGATTCTTTACACTCTGCATTGCTTAGAGAGTGTATCTAATAAATAACATCATCATCATGTCAATCCCCTCTTGCATGGGCAAGAGTCATTAAGAGGGATTGACATAATAAATAAGGGCTTAAGCCCTTGAAAGAGAGAACATTATGACTAACGCAATCGAGAATGTTAAAACTGTAAAAGCTTCTAAAAACGTTAATATCCCTGTTGAAGCTGTTAAGTCTGTTGCCCCTGTTGAAATTGCCCCTGTCATTGATCAATCGTTCTTCAGTGAAGATGAATTAAAAAAAGCAATCGAGTTGAAAGAGAAAGAAAGCGTTGCCCTTGTTGCTATGAAAGCAGCAAAGAGCAGCAAGAAAGCGTTATCAGGGAGCGTTATTCATGCTTCCCTGTATAGACAAGGGCAACGCACAGCAACGTCTATTATAGAGATCGCATTGTGTGTCGCTGCCCGTTCTACATCAAAAGTAAGCCCTGAACAAATTGAGAAGTTTATCGCTCAGTTTCTTAAAAGAAACGATGTAACTCATAGGGGGGAAAAGTCTACAGCAGAACGAACGTACAATCATTGCAAGACTTGGGGGGAAAGAAAGTCCCCTTATTATGGGGTCGATGAAAAGGGACTGATTAAGTTTTCCCCTCTTATGATTGAGAAGTGCAAATCTGAAGCTTTTGTCAAATACATTGACGAACTTATCAAGAGCTTGAAAGCTTAACACTCACAAGGGGTTGACAATGACAAGTCAACCCCTTCAACTCATGAAAGGGGATAAAAATGTTCGCTTTACTTTTATTGTCTCTTGTTTGCGTTTTTATAATTTTAGGGATTATACAGTTTATTATAGGGGATTAAATCATGAGTTACTCTACAAGAGAATTGAATTACATAGACTTCACTACTATGAATAGTGAAGACAAATCACGATTGGGACAAGCTTTACAGTTTGCAATCGAGAACGATTTCTTGATTCATATTCAAGCAGGGATTGACACTGACAATTCATGGGAAAGAATCAGCTCAATTCATATGTGTGAACCCTATGAAGTTGAAAGTGAAAGTATTCTTTTTTATCGCTATCCCCTCTATTATCTGAACATGTTTCCCTTAGAACTTCCCATATAAACCCTTCATGAACCCCTTGTCCCCATACAAGGGGTTCTCTGCTTTTCCCCTCTTGATCAAATCTCAGCGCGAAAATTCAACGATCTCTTTTATCCCCTTGTCTTTGTATTCCCCTTAAAACGATCATTCAAAAAACGAGCTCTCCGTGATTTCATCCTTAAATCCAGTCCTTTTTCAAACCATACCAAAACCTAAAGAAAATTCCAGTCCTTTTCCATTCCTTTAAAACACCTTTTTCTTTAAATCTTCTTTCCTTCACCTTTTCCATTCCTTTAAAACAAATCATCCGTTCACCTTCCTTTATCTGACCTACGTTTAAATTCCTTCCATACGTTTCTTAAAAATTAATCCAGTCCTTTTCCATTCCTTTAAAACAAAATTCTCTTCACCGTTACCTTATCTGATCTGCTTTCATTTTCCTTCCTTGAAATTCTTATTTGTTTTCCTTTACCTAATATCCTTCCTTTTACAAAGAAAGTAATTAGTTTATAGGTTAATCGGAAGGACGGTGGACGGTTTTATATAAACGATTGATGGAAGGATATAGGTATTATTTAAAGGTTATTTTAATAAAACAATTCTCGGATAGGTGAAAAGTGTTTTAGGGGGTCTGACTACTTCAAAATGAACATTTATAGGAATTTTGCAAAGGTTAAAGGTACGGTTAATTCTATTAAATATTAACGGTCCTTATTGTCCGATTAACAAGTTATGAAAAGTTGGATAGGTTAATTCGTGAAGAATACAGGAACGGATTTTAAATTGTAGTGGTAAGGTTAACGATAAGGTAAGGATTAACACTATATAACCATTCCTTTTACCTTGTTTTATTTTACTCTACCTTTTACCTTCCTTATTCCTTTTTTCTTAAAAACATTGTTATTCCACCTATTAACAGCCCGATTGGTATTTGCCAGTACGTTAGCCCAAGCCACGCATAAAGCAAGTATGAAAACGGCCCGCCTACAAATAGAGCGGCAGCACCGGTAGCCATTGCCTCGCGGCCCTCATTGTTCCCAAAGCCATGGCCCGGAACCCTAAAATACTGCCACACATTAAATAGTAATGCTATCGCGAATGCTGCTATAGAGCCTAAGCCAATAATAAACCCGGCAGCTGTTGCGTCATTACCCGTAAGCAAACCACACGCTGCCATTACCGGCGTTAAAATCTCGGTTAACCAAAGTCCGTTAGCGTAATTGTATTTGTACTTTTCCATTACTCTTCTGTGGTTTTAAGACTTAAGTTGTATTCTTCCGTAGTTATGCTATCCATGGCCACGTATGTAATTGCCTGGCTATACATGGCGGTTGGTTCTCCTGACACTTTAAGCAGTGCTTTGTTGTAAAAAGCCACTGCACTATCCCTTACGGTAAAATGTGCTGTCAGGGAAAGAAAATTTTGCATTACCAGTACCCTCTAAATGATAAATAGTCAATGAACTGTCATTGACAGAATCATTAACTATGAAAAACATACGCCCATCATACCGGTACGCCTCTGTAAAAACAGGTATGTTCATCGAACGTAAATCAGTGTCAGAGTTTCCTCCCCACCTGTAGGTATTTCGTGAACCCCAAACAAGGGTTAGGATATTCCCCACGGTATTGAAAACCTGCTGGGCCTCCTGTGATTTTAACTTAATGTCGTTGAACGGCGGTATCAATGGGGATATTGTATCTCCAAAAATATTCAAAACGCCTATATGGCTATAACGCATTGGCGTTGGTGGGTGGGCCGAGTTGTCTTCGCTCTGGTCGCCCTGAACGGTAAACTATCCAATCTCATTGCATATTATAATGTCAGTACGGTAAAAGTTCGCCGACGCAAATTCTACTTCGAGAACCT